TTCTTAATTGGATAATTATCCAATCATATTCTACAATATATAATTAGAATATTTCTTTATATATTTTTCTCAAAATAGACCATTTTAAATTTCCATTGGTGTAAATCAATTTTTTTTAATTATTGAACGAATGTTTAGTTTAGAATATCTTTTTTAATCGTATAATATATAGATGACTGGAGGTTTAATACAATTAGCCCAGTATGGATCACAGGATATATTTTTATCAGGTAATCCACAGATAACATATTTTAAAACTGTATATCGAAGGTATACAAATTTTGCACTTGAGACATTTACTCTTCCTTTTCATACACCAATTGGATTTAATAAGGTGGCGACAGTAAAATTTCCTTATCGTGGAGATTTATTGTACAAGATAAAATTGGAACTTATAATGAATGAAACTAATATACCAAGAATACCGGATCAATCGGAAAAGACAATAGCTAAAATAAACTTAGATAAAGCAAAAGAATATTATAACAGATCTAGGGCATATTTTACCCTTAACACAGGTGCGAATATAGAAGCTATGAAAATATTAAATGCAGATAATGGGTCAATTGAAAAAGTCAAAACAGCCATAACAGCATATTATATTAATAATCCAGAATATGTATATTCGTCTGGTTCAACTGCATTAGATTTTACAAAACTAATACAAAATGATAAAAAACCACCAACAAAACTAATTGACGGCACGCCTACAATTCTTAATTTTAAAGAATCTGATTTACATATTGGTTATTTAATAGAATCGTATTCTGGATCCAGCAAAATCGAATTAAAAAAAATTCTTAAAGGGTGTTTATGTGCATGTGATAATTTGCACGAATATTATTTCAATTTCAAAAATGGAACAAACGATTCCGATGGAGTGTTACCGTTACAAGAAATATATGATGATATATCGTCCGTGCGTAGAAAATTTGCATGGGTCAAAAATCTTGGTACATCAATTGTAGATAATGTATCGATTGCTATAGGTGGTTTAACTATTGACAGATTATATGGAGAATGGTTAAATATTTGGTATGAATTAACTATTAGTAACGAAAAGAAGAAAATTTATGATAAAATGGTTGGTAATGTTCCCGAAATGACCGAATTCACTAGAGATAAAAAACCAAAATATATAATTACAACACCACTGCCTTTTTGGTTTTGTTTGAACAATGGTTCAGCATTTCCGATGATTGCATTAGAAAAGCAAGAAATTGTTTTAAAAATCAAATTTCGTCCTATAGAGCATTGTTGTTATTTGGATTCTCCGAGTGAAACAGAAGATGACCCAAAGTTGATAGAAGAATTAGAAGATCATGGTCATGTACGTTTTAATGCGAATATAAAAGCCGATTATATTTTTTTAGATGATGAAGAAAGAAAACGATTTGCACAATCTTGTCACGAATATGTAATAAACCAATTACAGATAAATGAATTCAAAACAACAAAATCCGGAGGAGTAACATTAAATTTACAATATATACATCCTTCCAAAGAAATTATAATTGTAGCACACAAAAAATCTAGATTGGAAAATATCGATGGATTAAATAGTACATTAAATTGGCACAATTATGGGGTATATGAAAATGAATTGACTAATCCTGTTAAATCTGCATTATTTAGTTTTAACGGCCACGATAGAATCAAATCAATAGATGGATCTTATTTTAATTATGTTCAACCATTGTGTCATCACACTAGAACACCTAAAGATGGTATTAACGTAATATCATTTTCATTAAAACCAGAAGAATTTCAACCATCTGGAAATTGTGATTTTAGCAGAATAAAAAATCCGGTTATATATCTAAAATTTCATAAAGACTTTAATCCAGATGGCGAAGAAGTTAGAATAAAAGTATTTTGTGTTGGCATGAATTTATTAAGAGTTATGTCTGGTTTAGGTGGAGTCGCTTTCGTAGATTAATTTAATATTTGCGCATTATTTTTTACATAAAAATAATACGATATTATAATAAGTAATGAGTGCAAGTATTTTACAATTAGTTGCAAGTGGAGTGCAAAATCTTCATATAGTAGGAAAACCAGAAATAACATTTTTTAAAACTGTATATAGGAGACATACAAACTTTTCCACTGAATCTGTTCCCTTACACTTACCAGATGGTACAGATTTTGGTTCAAAAACATCAAAAAATATTCAACTGATAGGTGATTTATTATATAGAGTTTATTTTTCAGCAACAATTCCTTCAGTCTCATTGACAAATGATAATAATAAAATAGATAAAATAACAAAATTTGCATGGGTAAGAAAACTAGGATTTACAATAATAAAAAATACAAGTGTAGAAATAGGCGGAGATATAATAGATAAACAATACGGCGAATGGTTGCATATTTGGAACGAATTATGTGAAAAAAATAAAGATGGTGTAGATAAATTAATAGGAAATGTCGATGAACTTATACAGTTTTCATCCGAGAAAGATGAATATACTATTAATGTTCCGTTGAAATTTTGGTTTTGTAGAAATTCCGGACTGTCATTACCATTAATATGCCTAAAATTTCACCAAGTAAAGTTACATATCGAAATCGAAAAATTATCTAATTGCTGTATATTTGGCCCAACCAATTATATAAAAATTAATGATGGAATTGTTAGATTTTCCGAATATGAATATATTGAACAAACAATAAATTCCGAAACTGCCAAAGGAATATTTATGGATTTTGATCAAGATACAGGAAACTTATATTATGTTAGAATAGGTTCACAAAAATTTCAGAGTTCTGATTCTGAAGACGATGACGAATATAAAATAGTTGGATTAACATCAAAATATTATACATATCCTAAAAAAAATACTAAAGAAAGAATAAAAAGAAAAAGACAAATAAGTAATTTATCATTAACAAATTGTAAATTTATGTGTGAATTTATTTATTTGGATAACGACGAACGAAAAAAATTTCTTGAAAATTCCCATCAATATTTAATAGAACAATTACAATTTAATGGAGAACAAACACTTGGTTTTCCAGTTAACAAAATTAATTTATCATTTAAACATCCAATAAAAGAATTGTTTTGGGTTTCTCAAATAAAAGATTTTTTAACTGAAAATTATTATGATCATATGAATTATACTGATTCATATAAAAAAATTAATAATAAACCATGTGGAAATAATTTAATAACTAAATGTAATATTAAAGTAAATGGAATAAGTAGAATTGACGATCAAGACGGAACTTATTTCGGATGGAATCAGGCATTTGATAACCATAGTGCATGTCCAGAGGAAGGTATTAATATATTTTCGTTTAGTTTACTTCCGGAAGATTATCAACCATCCGGATCATTAAATGCTAGTATGGTAGAAAAAATGTGTTTGCACATTTGGTTAAATAAAATAATAAATGAAACAAATCCGGCTTATCTTAAAACATATTCTTTGTCATATAATATATTAAGAGTATCTGCTGGTCTTGCTGGGGTTGCGTTTTATTAAAATAACATTATTGTCCAGTAGATCCAAATCCCCCGATTCCTCTTTCTGATGAATCTAATTCGTCAACTAATTTAATGTCAAATGGTGTTAAATTTGGAGAACACAATTGAAAAAGTTTTTGACCTGCATATATTGTATATGGTTCTGATTGTGTATTTCTTACACATGCAATTATGGCTCCCCTATACCCATAGTCAATTATTCCTACTGAATTCGCCATTTGCAACGGTGTTTTAGATATACTACTTCTTGGATACAAATAATATCCGCTTTTAAATGTTGGTTGAATACATAATCCCAAATCTATTTTTTGTGTAGATTTTGGTTTAATTACTAAATCTTTCGGAAATGGCAAATCCAGACCAGAGTCATTTTTTCTTGATTGTACCATTTGTTCTTTCTCTTTGTAATATTTTACTAATGATTTGTCTGTTATTTTTAGTAAAAATTTATCTCTGTTAGGTTTAATAATTTTCCAAGTTAATAAAAATGTTACAAGACCTGCCAAACTACCAAAAAATATATTTGCTACCATGATTTTTTTGTATATATTATAAACTTTTGTTATTTAGTAATAAAAGTTCAATTTTTATGTTCATGTACTATAATGTTTTTTAAATTTTTTACCATTCAAATGTGTAATATTAAATTTATACGATGCATCAAGTGAATACGATGTTTCTTTATTTTCATAATATCCTTCAACACCATCTGATCCTCCATTTTCGTTTATTTTTATTTTATCAATATATTTTTCCATATATTTTTCACGGTTTAATACATGTTGTACATTTGCTCGAAATTTGACTCTTCTTAACACTACTCCGTCAATTTCAATTGCATCAAATCTATCTTTTGCATATACAAATTCACCATTCATTATAAGGTGATGTAGTATTTTCATATTACTTATATTCAATTTGACATAATCAACAGCATCACCGTGGTCTCGGACTATTTCTACCACTTGTTTTAGTGATAATTGTTTGTTAGAACATCTATCTGTTCTCCAATCATGCTCCAGCTGAACCAACACTGGTTTTTTAGACGAAATTATTGAATTATAATAACCATGTGACAAACTTTTCGATTTTATCATTTTTGGTTCAATATTGTGTGTTGTTTTAAAATACTGTTCTAAGTTTTTTTTGAAATTATCGAATTGTTCTGTTACAGGATGTGGATCAATGTAAACCGATAGATCTAATTTTGATACATCGAGATCGAATGTTTTAACAAATGATTCGAATGTTTCACACATTGGGTAGATTGACGGCGCATTAACTGTACAATTTGTAAAAATATTCATACCGAACGAATCGTAATATGTTTGTTCCATTATATTGTTATATTAATATGTGTACTTTTCTTTATGTTTTTTAATACATGAAGAAAATTAAAGATAGATAATTTAGTTGAACATCGCTAACGGCTTGAATTCAGAGACTGCTTCTTCTGATGAGTCGATGCTCTTTTGGTCAATGAGTTGTTGAAGTGCTTTCATTATGCTCAATAATGAAACTTCTCCTCTGTAATGGTGTTTGACCATTCTTGTATGTTTGTTACGGAGTTTATCCATGTTATCAACAGTCAAAATCTTAGATGGGTAATCTGAGAAATATTCAGACATAGAGTTGAATTCTTCCATTGTTCTTACAATCTTAAAGATCGATTCTTCTTCTTTGGCCATGTTCTTAAGTTTCTTGTTGATTTTATCTTGTTCTTCTTTAGGTAAATCTCTGCCCTTGTTTTGGAGTGTTTTCAATTGTCCGTGGAACATTGTTCCTAGCAATCTTGATCCCATGTTGTGGATAGATTTCTTGTTATTGAAGTCATATGTGAAGTTTCCTCCGGTTTGTACTGGCAATAAGATTGGTGCTTGGCCACCGAGTGGAGCAACAAGTGATTGAATGTCCATTGGTAATCCGTATGTGGATCCGAAATAACTGGATTTCATGTAGTTGCCCAACATATCCAAATCATAACCGAAGTTGTTAATGTCAACTCTGGCTGGAATACCTAATCTTTTGGCTAATTCAGTTCTCTTAATTTCAGTTGGTACTGGGACCTCATCTGGACCAGTGTAGTTTTTGTTTAAAATCTTAGGATTTTTGTTTACATATTGGCTCAATAGTTCCAAATAACTGATGATCTTGCTCTTATCTCCTTTGATGATTTCGCGAACTTCTTCAGATGCGAATTTAGACTGCAAAAGGAATTTGATATATGTGTCTGTTCCTTCAACTTCATCTAAACCTGTAATTTCATTGGTAACCATTCTGAAACCAAATCTTTTGAGTGTGCGGTATGCAACATATGGATGTACATTATCGATTTCAGCCTTGGCTACTTTGTAGAAATCTTCAGTCTTCAAGTATTCCAAACATCCAGACATATCACCATCTTCGCCAATCAAACATTTAAATACATAATCTGTGCATTGTTGTCCCTCTTTTGGTACTAATGTTGTGAAACATTTGTTCTCTTTGCGGAAATCTGCCAATGTGCCCTCGGAGTCGCGTCCTTCATATATTACTTCTTTGCCGTTAACTATTTTAGATAAAAGACCATCTTTGTTTCTCGTCCAAAGATTCTCTGTGATAATATCAGCATATGATTCAGTGGATTGTTGTGCTGGGATACCTGCTGTCTCTGCTTTGCTTACAACAAAGAAACGTTTACGGATCAACTCGTCAATCTTGTATCGGAAATATTGCGCAGTGTATTTATCAACAGCGCATTTGTATGTGGGGCAAGTATACATGTTTGTACCAGCATTTAAAACTATGGTGGCTCTGTCCGTTCCAGCTACTGGAACTAAGTTGTATAATTTGTTATATATACTTCTGAAAGTATCATTTACAGCAGGGCTTGCGACCCAGCCGGATACATTGAAATGTTGTTGTTGTCCAGCGTAATCAGTGTACCAAACACTACCGAATTTAGATACAGGGAGTAAAGGCAAAGCTTTTTCAAATTTGGTTATTGTGGAACTAGCACCCCACTTCTTCAAGTTGAGTCTGAAGTTTGATTTTAGCCCTGTACTTACTCTATTGTAATCAGTTACTGCAGACCATTTATCAACTGAATTAGGATCATTAGTGAATTCACGTAATTCAATGAACGCCTCATAGAAACGTTTAGTTTTCTCATTGAGTTTATCCCAAACCTTGTATACACCTTCGTAGAATTTCCATGCATCAGCATCCTCTAATGTTGTATATTTGGCTGTGAAATGTACACGTACTTCTGCTTTGATAGTATTAAATACCAAATCTTTGAATTGTGTATTTACACCGTCGATCCATTCTGGGTGAGCAGCTATAGCGATAGCGCCACCAACAGCATTACCTGTGACATAAGATTGGAATACTGAGCTCGCATAGTCATTCACGTGCGATCCTTGAACACCACCAAGGGCACCGCCTGGTGCCGCTCTTTTTACTATATCAATCAAAGCCTTGACCTTTTGTTTAACGAAATCTTTTAATGCAACTTTCAATTTGTCACCAATATTTCTTACAAGAGTGTCAACTCCTAATCCGGATTGAGTTTCGAGATCATGTAATATTTGCCTTAATGATCTGGTTACTTGATCCATGTTTTGTGACACACCACCTGCGTTGAAATGACCTATGCCAGCAATAACAGTTTGTATTCCACCTAAATCAATTCCATTTTGCATCACCGTTTTGTTAACTAGAACATTCTTGGTTACTATACCAGCACTATCTAAAATTGCTGAAATTATACCACCTCTTGCATTAAGATCGGTATTATATGGTGTTGCGCCCAACCAAGCATCCAATCTGGATTCGATTGGTCCTGCTCCGATAATGTCAGCGCCAGCAACAACATCAATTCCCATTGCTTCAGTATAAATTGCTTCAGAATCGGTACCATTATGCAAATATTGCCCAATACCGTTGGTATTCGCATTTGCGTTTTGTAATGTTCCGATAGAGGGAATTGATGTTGCTCCGAATAATCCTCCAATAATAGCTTGCAATTGAGATAAATTGGCGCCGTCTGGTACATACATTGCTCTTGTCATGCCACCTGCAGCACGTGAATCTAAAATCCTTTGCCCTTGGGCAGTATTTGGGGCTGGGGCACCAGCAACTAAAACTCCATTCCAGTCGGTACCACCCATGTCAAATCTTTCGTGACTGCCGACACCACCGGCCTGTC